TGATTCTGCTTTGTACGGTATTTATCCAGTTGATCGATTTCCTGCTGATTTAAAGAAATTTGGATCAGATACTTTAAAGGAAGTTAGCAAGAAATCCTTTACTCCTTGTGTGGCCTTGAAAGATAAAGAAATTCGTTTTTGTCGTTTGGTTTTGGATTCTTTTATAGATGATTTTGGGGTTTTGAATTCAAAAGAAGTTGTAGTGGGAACACCGCTACTAGCGGGTTTAAATAAAGATTCCTCAAATGGGTTTGGGCTTGATAAAGATAAATCTAAGTATATCGACTTTGACCAGGGTGTTCCTACTCCTCATTTTGAAGAAATTTTGAAGGAGATAGAGAGTAAAGCGACTCAAGGTAGCGTGGATTGGCAGCACCTGGTTTGGCAGGAGTGTTTAAAAGACGAATTGCGTAATGAGGAAAAGGAGGGAGTACCTCGTAGTTTTCGAATTGGTACTTTGTCTCAGCAGTTTTTAGTTAAAAAGTATTTTGGTAGATTGGTTGAGCATATTATGCAAAATAGAGGGTTTAATAAAATTATGGTAGGTTGCAACCCGATAAAAGAGTGGCCTAGCATTTATCAAAGTTTGTGTACCGGCAAGGTTTTTGCTGGGGATATTAAGAATTGGGATGGAAGTATGAATGCCGAACTTCAGCAGTTACTTGCCGAATTCTTAGTTGATAAGAGCACGAGTAATAATAAGAATTTGTTGTGGGCTTTAGTAGGCACATTGACTAATTCACTTGTCGTTATAGGAAAAGATACTTTTTTAACAACACATTCTATGCCTTCTGGGAGTTATTTAACCGCTATTATGAATAGTATTATTAATAAACTGTACACTGCTATTTGGTATTTCCGTAATGTGCAAAATCCGACCATAGTTGATTTTTGGAAATCTGTAGATGATTTTGTTTACGGGGATGATAAATTAAATGTGGTGAGAAAACATCACGATACTTTGAATGCCATTACTATGAAAGAATTTTTTGAAAGTGTTAATATGGGTTTTACCGATTCAGTTAAGAAACCAATTGTTGTTCCATTCCAAGATATTTCCGAAGTTACTTTTTTAAAACGATCTTTTGTTTACCATAATTTATTGAAGAAAGTGGTTTGTCCGTTAGAGTTGAGAGTGATTCAAAACACTCTCTCGTATTACATGGCTGGAAAGGACCAGTTAAGTGTTTTACAAGATAAGATTCACGCAGCACAGCGAGAGTTTTATTTACATAGTGATAGAG